CCAGAATCCCTGTTTCACTCGCCTTATAAACCGCCGTAACCCAGTCCTTATCGGTCTTGGCTGCTTCATACACCTCATAAAAATTATTCATGCCCTGCGGCGTACCCATAAATATCGCATAACCTTTACGGTCACTTAAGGCCGGTCGTATGACTTCCGGAAACATGGAAGGTAAAATCTGGCTATACTCATCCAGAATACAACCATCCAAATACAATCCCCTTAAACTATCCGGACTTTCCGAACCCAATAACTGTATTCTCGCACCATTAGGTAAATCACACCTCAATTCCGTTTCATTAAACCGAACCATCGGTATGGCCGAACTAAACTGCTTTAAATAATCCCAGGCCACCGCCTTGGCCTGTCGATACGTAGGGGCTATATACGCAAACCTAGGATTAGGCTTGTCATTCAATATCGCATCCCTCAACAAATGATTGATGGCCATCACGGTCTTGCCCCATCTTCGATGACAAACCACAACGCCCCATCTCTTCTTATGAAGCTTCTGATGCAACTCCCTTTGCAATGAACGAGGATTATAGGGAATTTTAATCTGCATTACTCAAACATCCCTATTAAACTTCTTCGATTAGCCTGGTCCAATATCGATCTGGCTTTTACCGGGTCATTACCAATAGGCTCCCAAGTCTTCTTTACATTAGCATACCAGGCATTGGCTTCTTCTTCAGAATTAAAAACAGGCCATTCAACATCTATCTTTGTAGAATTGCGAATAGCTGTTTGTGTATCAACTTCACGGCCATCCCATATCGTAGGTAAAACATAATGCAACCCATCTCGCTCAATGGTAATATTCCTCACCGTAGATAAAGAACCATCATCATTGGGAACACTATTACCATTCGCTATGTTTGTATAATGATGGCGTGTGATAGCATCCATTAGTAAGATCCAAGGATGGACTTCTTTTTTTTCTTCTTAGGCATGATTGACTCTGTGTGGTTGATGGGACCTTAGGAAAGGATATAAACAATATAGAAGGAGCGCCCTGTTTTGGGAGGGTGGGGTCCTTGGTGGTCTAAAATATTAATGGTCATAGGTTATAACCCTACGACCAATCATTAATAAAATAAGGATATGAACTTTAATACTGACATTACGTTGACATTATCCTGACATTATTTTTAAAAATCAAATGGCTTGGGTCATGCGTGATCGGTGTCAAAGTCTACATAAGATAAAGAACATTGTACGGGCATACGAACTGTACGAACCATACGAACTCTATGCTCTTTAGTACATCACCCATTCCCATCCCATGTCAAAGTAATACTGCCACTCGTAGCCTTACTATCATTTGGATTATTCCTTACACCACCCAACGGTTGCAGCTGTCTCTTTAGCTTATCCAGATTATCCAGCTTAATCCTACGCCATGTCGCTTCAGCCATAGCCTTCTTAGGATCATCAGGTAATGGCTCATTAATCAGATCCCTCATCTGATCTGCAATGTGTTCACCTTGTATAGCCCTAGCCTTTGAATAAGCTTCATACGCTTCATCATTAGCCTGTACATACCGATAGATCGTCTGTCTATCCGGCAAGTGCCTAGAGATCTTACACATATTCGTTAAGCTCTCACCATCCGCTAATCTTTGACAGACCTCAAGCATCATATCCTTTGTAACCAGTGATTGTCCTTTAGCACCCATTACTGTTTCTTTCTATTCGCTGCTCTTGAAAGTATCGATAGATTCTTTTTACCATTATTCCTTGGATTACCATCCTTATGGTCAATCTCTTTACCGTCACCTTTATGGACTCTCCCGGACCTTATTGCTTCACGCCTGTTCTTATTACGTAAAGCTCGTTCCTGTTTCATCCTGGTACTGCTGTGATATTTCTGATATTCGCTCATCTTTATAAAAAACCCGGCAACTAGAGGTGACTAATTACCGGGTACTATGGAGTATCTAGTTTGAATAGTAGGGAGATCAAAACAAAAACAGGCAAAGCTCCCTATTATAAGAATAAAAATAATAGTTCAGTTCATTAAGTCAACAACATTTTATTCTTTTTAAGAATATTCATGTCTTGAAAAGACAATTGTTAATACTATATATATAATATATAACAAAAACAGGAGAAAATTATGGAAAAGAAAAAATTAACTAAAGAAGAAATGATATTTATATTAAAAAATAAACTTATTAGAACACTTAAGAAAGAGTATAAAAAACAAGTATACGAGTTTGCATTTGGTAAAGAATTTATGAATTTAGATGATAAAGAAAAAGGTAAATTAAAGAAATATACAAGCTACCAATAGAAGAAAAAAAATAAAACACTACAAATAATAACACTAATTAAAGCACCTTAGGGTGCTTTTTTGTTATGGAATAATGTAATCGTATCAATGAAGCCTTATAATTATTCTTAACTGTCCTTCGATCCTGATGATAAGCCTTTGCCAACTTTGTCCATTTAGGTCCACGCTCTCGAAAAGCACCACTATGCGCTACTGCCCATATCAGCCTTCGATCAGACTCATCGCATTGATCAATCAATAACCCTAACACATACTCATATTTTGTCACTTGTAGCGTTGTTGCTTTAGGAAGACTTGGTGAATAAACAATGTCACCATAACTTAACCATTCGGTCTGATACTCTGGCCAAGAAGCAAGCTTCTGTTTCCTAAAAGCAGAAGGTAATCGTCTTTCGGTTTCTGCTGCTTCTTGTATAAGATAATCTAGCTCATAAACATCATTTGCGTACAAGTTGGAATTGCCTTCTTAATTGTTCGAGAAAGTGTTTCTTTTCCTGACCTTCAAGCTTGTGAACATGATCAATAATTTTCCAGTATTCGTGTCTTGATAAGATCTTTTCAGCTTGCTTTAAAACCTTCTGTGAAAGGTGTTCAATTCGTATTTCTTCTGATTCCATCCTATTAGTAATAATACTATTCTTGTAGTGAATGTTAGTATTCTTAGCAACTCTAGAAATAACTTTTTGAAGGTTATTTCTAAGTTGCTGATTAGTCATATCTCTAATGTGAATATTCTTATTACTAATAGGGTTATTCTTATAACGAATATTTTTTTAATTTTGCCATGTCAAGACAAATTTTCATATCGATGTAAAATATCGTGTCTTTGAAAGTCATTAATTAGATAAAATAGCTATACACCACACATCCCATCACATTCACCAAGAAATAAATCTGGTGTTTTATCGTCACCTAAATCAGCAGTACGCAATGGCGTTGCAGAGCTATGAACGTATTGTGTTACTTTATTAACTGCTACGTTTCTTATTGCATCATCAAATAAACAGGCTTCTTCCCAAGAAACAGGATCGTTCTTTTTCATATCTCTCCACATAGAATTATGATGATAAGGACAGGCAATACAGGCAGATTTTACTAAAGGTTTATTTGGATAATGCTTTTTAAACCATTGGTAGCAATCACCTCGGCTCATACCCATTTCAATCAATGGATAGCGATGAATAATCCATTTATCTCTAGCTTCTTTTACTCTTTCCAATTCATCTGTAGAAATACCTATCCATTGTTCTACAAACGTATTACTTGGAACTTTTTTTCTAAATTTTACACCTAATTTTTTTCTTATTGATTGCCTAATAGGTTTGATTTTGTAATCAGCTGTACATTGCCGTCTACCTAACCCTGTTTCAGTAAAGTAAGGAATACTGCTAAACTTTGTACCATTTAAATTTCTATGCTTAATTTCGTTTTCTTTTAGATTACCAGCCGTGACTTTTTCTAACTGCACACGATCATTTGTTAACCTTTTAAGTTCTTCTTTACACCAATTCAAATGGCTATAAATATTTGTTGGCTCAAACTGTGTATCTGCAAAGATTGCTACATCTGGCATAGGTTTTATTTCACCTTTGGCAGCCATTAAAAGCAGTACTGTTGATTGTACACCAGCACCAAAGGATAAAACCCTTAATGCAGCATTTTCTACAGGTTTAGATATGGAAGAAAACTTATTCATTCCCAGAAACCTTCTGGTCTTTTTAGTGGCGGTTCACTGTAATGATTATGTCTAATCCAATGTTCAAAATAAAACGCAAAGGTTTCATCATGCAGCGTACAATCAAAAAATAAATCGTGGTGAATAAATTCTGCTAGATAAAAAACAGCCTTCCGGCATTGCTCAAGTGTTTCGAACTCTAGTAATAAAGTAGCTAAGTAGATCTCCGCTTCGCTTTCCCACCTCTAATTGTTTCTTCTGAATTAACCATAGCCTTTACATATGGATGCTTGGATACTTCTACGGTATCTTTGATGCCATCATATACTTCCTTGATAGACCTAGCGACAAAACATAAAGCACCGGTATTATTTAATATTTCGTGGATAGCTCGTTGCCTTGGCGTTGGATAATTCTTGGGTTGCTTTAGTTCAATAAAAATAACCTTGCATCCCGGTACGAAAATTTCGAGGTCTGGCCAGCCAGATTTAAACCCAAGTGTCTTTTGCTTTACATAGTACTGGACCTTATTCCCTGCCCCTTCTGATGGGGAATGGTGAAAGATAGATCCTTTAGGCAAGGCATAGTTTAACCAGGCAACAACATTTCTTTGCAAGGCGGCTTCATTAACGTATGGCATTACATTCGTTCCATAAAGAAATCATTAGGCATCACAGCTCCATTGGTCACACGAACAATGGCATCCATGTACTTTACTGGGATTTGTCTTTCCGGGTCATGGAAAGGTAAGCACCAGCGCTGCGCCATCTTAGGGTATTTCGCCCCTAATAACTTGGCTAATTGGCCATAAGAAAGATTTCTTGTGAGTCTGTATTCTTCTAGTGTCATAATTAAATATTATTCTATTTGACTTTATTAGACATTTCAACTAGAAATATTCTTCTAAAGACAAAAACGGCAAGATAATTAGAATTATATTCGTGCAGGGATTTGGGGCCTACTAGAAAGGAGCATTGATAATGCTTGCGACTACTGATACTTTTTCTATGCAAAGACTAGGGAGTAAAAGAGTGTCCAAAGAATTAGCTAAACAATTAAAACATTATGTTGAGCAAAGTATGTACGACAAGGAAACGATCCGCCAGAATGTGGGCGTGAATCAATCCACCATGTCTAAACATCTCAATGGAAAAATATCTTTAACTTACCAGAATATTAAATCCTAGCACTAGGCATTAATATGCATCAGCTTATAGGTGTCGAACCTATACAGGTTATTGGACATACCTGGACAACTGAAGATGTAGACCGAATACATATGTATAGTATTGATGATAAGCCAACTTGGGTTTATCCAGATTATGGATACGATAGTGATATTGTTTGCGTATTAAAAAAAGAAGACAATATAAGACCTTGGCTATCTAGCAGCATTATTTGTTTTTCAAAGAAAAATATGGAAAACAAAACAGTTACTGATGAATGCCAAGAAACATATTGTTTTATTAAATACAGAGTAAAAGGTAAATCTAGTTTTAAATTAGGTATTCCTTACCAAATGCCTTTTATAGCAGATGCCGGTAAGAAATATACCATTGTATCACCTAGCAGACCTGGTTCCATTAATACAGATGAGCAAGGCATTACAATTGAATATGCGTGTCCAATCTTAGATTGGGTACTTAAGCCAAAAGCAAAATTATGGAAACTCTCAAGTGACGAGGTGACATTATGAATAATAGAAATCCACAGGGAACAATAGGCGGTGCTATAAAATATTGGAAGGGCCAAAAAAGAAATATACAAAATGATAATGATGAAGGCTCTTTTGACTATAAATTAAACGGCAACCCAACAAATGCACCAAACGACAACAACAATATTATTAAGCCTACGCCTAACAATTTAAGTAAATTAACAAGATTAATGGCTGCAAGAGAATTAAGATTATATAAAGCCATTGGAACTATTTCCACCAAAAAAGATATATATGCTGAAATCAGAACCTATTTTAATGGTACTTCTCAAAAATCAGCTTTTTCCTGTTTTGCTTATAACTGTTATTTTGATGGGTTATACATTACCACAGGTATGGCTACCCATCAGCTGCAAATGAACCGGTCTTCTGTAATCGCTATTATTAAACACTGCTTAAAAAAAGAATGGCTTACCGAATTTAAACGCCATAAATATAAGGTTGAACCCATTATTTTTGAAGCTTGGCATTATTACATGGAAAACCTTGTTATTAAAAATACTGAACTATTTCGCAAGATAAACGTCCTTGCAGAAGCTTATTTACTAGATAAAGATGATGGTTTACCCATTGATTAGACCATTAAAAATATTCTTAATAGGAATATTTCTTCTTTAATACTGTAATTTATTTCTTTAAAGTCCTTAATAAGTTTTATTCTTGTTAAGGACTTTTTATTATGAAATACAAATTTACAATTTTATATATATTATCAATTGTTTTAGTTAATATTGGATTTGTCTATGTTCCATTAGTTCCAGTTTTAGGAACGATGTTTCCACCCATGAGTCTAGTCGTTGGAATAATCTTTATTTTAAGAGATTATGCCCAACGAGAAATAGGTCACAAAGTTTTAGGAGCTATGCTTCTTGGTGGTGCTATAAGTTATTTCATGGCAGATCCATATGTAGCTATAGCATCAGTTACTGCTTTTTTAATTTCTGAAACTGTGGATTGGGCTGTTTATAGCTTTACAAAAAGGCCTTTATCACAACGTATTTTATTGTCATCAGCTTTGGGTACTCCAATAGATAGCGCAGTATTTTTAAGCATGATAAGTGCTTTTAGCTGGCTAGGTTGCATACTTATGACAATTGCTAAGATGGTTGCTGCTTTGATTATTTGGTGGAGAATTAAGTGATCCATTATCACGGTACACCTATTACTCCACACAGCGAAATGTTAAAAATGGCTGGAAAGCATTTTTGTGTGTGCTTTAACGATGCTAGAAACATCGATTGGTGTATCTCTAATGGACAAAGTGTAATGTTAGACAATGGTGCTTTCTCTGCTTTTACCCAAGGAAAAACTACTGATTTTAAAGCTTATGAAAAGTGGCTTGAACCTTATCTGTATCCCCCTAATTGGTGTGTAATTCCAGATGTTATTGATGGTACAGTAGAACAACAAGTAGATTTAATTCGTTCATTTAACCATCTTCCAGATCATTTAATAGCTCCTGTTTGGCATATGCATTTAGATTTGGATTGGCTTTTAGAAATAGCAGATCAATTTGATAGATTTTGTTTTGGTTCATCTGGTCAATATTGGCAAGTAGGAAGTGAAAGTTGGTCCAGAAGATGTGATAAAGCATGGAATGTCCTTACACAAAAAGGATACAAGCCTTGGGTTCACATGATGCGTGGATTGTCATTAGCTGGTGATCAATGGCCTTTTGCATCGGCTGATAGTACCAACGTAGCTCGTAATTTTAAAAATAAAGGACAACAAGTTTGTCCAGAAAGAATGGCTAGAAGGATTGACAGTATTCAATGTCCTCTTTCTTGGAAAATTAAAGAAACGCAAAAGGATTTATTTTGAAACCCGAAGAAATACATTACCTCTGGCACTCTAATCCAAAAACAAAACCATTATGGCAGACCTTGTTTGATAAGTGTCATGTGCGCCCTAAAGTAAAATTAGCCTGGGATATTATTAAATCCGATCAATCTACTGAAGGACAGAAAGAAGACGCTTGGGTAATCATTAGAAAACTAGACCCAAAGTACAATCAATCCATGTCAGCGGTGCTTCAAGGTGGAATTTCTGTGCAGCATGGATGTGATCAGCACTTCCTCGAAAATTGCCCCTCAAAGGAGTCCATAGAGCAAGCAAAAAAAGATTTTATGACTTACGAGTCACGAACATGGGATAACGGCTCAGACAAGCTTAAAACGAGTCTGGTGGCAGATGAGATTGAGAAGGTCACTGAACACGCTATACTAGGGTTAACTGAAGCATTTAAACAGGAAAATAGAGTAATTGGCGAAAAAGAGTACCTTGAGAAGGTCCCTGGTCTTGATTTAAAATATAATACCAGACCAGATTACTGTCATCGAATTGATCTTAAAACAAAATGGTCTGCTCAAGCCGATACCAAGTCTGGAAAAAAGTCAGCGTACATTCCTAAAAATTTATCAGGGATGTTTGATATGAAAAATATTTATCAGGCAGCTGGATTTAAAATGGTAACAGGTCGAGATCCAATATTGGTTTATGCAACCGCAAGAGATTACCAGATTTTTAGCAAAGAAAATTGTGATGAGTTAAAAGATGATTTTCTTAACGATGTAATTCAAAACAGTATTAACCGGCTTCGAGCAGTAGAAATAAAAATAAAACTAGCACCTAACTTAATGACCCTTCTTGCCTGTGAACCGCCGGACCTAAAGGATTTAACTTTTCCTTTAGCGCCCGGCGTTATGGAAGAAATTAATATTGTGCTTGGTCAGATAGAATACACCAAAGTAATCAACCCATCTTTTGAAAAGGTCCAGGATGAATTTGTCAAACATTCCAGTAAACTATGAAGCGCTGCACAAAGACGCTGTGGATACAGAGCGTGAAGCCTATCGAAAAGTTAAGAAAATAAAAATAAGAAAAGATATACTTCTTTATATCTATATTGCCAGAAACAGCGCTTCTCTTGGTAGTACCGGGTCCGAACTGGCTACCACCCTTGGAAAGATATTAAACACAGTACGAGCTAGGCTTACTGAATTAGAGGGGGATGGGTACATAATGAAGTCGGATATGCGTAGGAAAAACGCCAATGACAATAATGAAATTGTCTACACGATTACGCCATATGGAATTGTTACAGTTGAAAAGTTATTAAAGGAAAATGCCTATGAATAAAATTGCAGAAGCTATACTAGAAGCTGATGAAACGACAAAAACAGATGGTGTTGTTGTTAAAGGCGGTAAGAAATATTTACAGGTAAAAGATAGAGTTTCGATCTTTCGTAAAACATTTGGCTTAGATTATGGGATAGATACAAACATCGTTGTCGATGATGGTAAACGTATTGTTATGAAAGCCATTGTTATTGATGCCAATGGCCGTCAGATAGGTTCCGGGTATGCAGAAGAGCAAAGGGGAAGAGGTGTTAATTTAACCTCTGCAATAGAGAATTGTGAAACCAGCTGCATTGGCCGTGCGCTTTCAAGTCTAGCTCTCCACGGTGGTGAATATGCGTCTGCCAATGAAATGGAAGCTGTTGGTCGTAAAGAAGAAGCCATCAAGCAGAAACAAATTGATGATAAGCCACAAGAGCCACCACAACCTAAAGAAGAAGAAAAATTATCCTGTATTCGTTTTATTAATAAACTTACAGAAGAACTCAAAGATATTAGCGCTTTAACTCATTTAGAAGCTTATCGAGCAAAGCATAAACCACAAATAGCAGAGTACTGGAAAGAAAGCGCCCAGAACAGGCAAGTCATTAAAAACTTTAGTGTGCTTGTAAATAAACATGAAACAGATTTAAAGGAGCAATAATGTCAAAATCACATTTTTATTTTTCTAATAAAGATAGAAAACCAAACGATAATGGGCAGATTTTAACAGGTAGCTGTTACATCAATTCAAAGGTATTTATTGATAAAGACAAAGAACCTGATGCTATGGAAAAACTAAAAAAAGTTAATGTGGGGATAGCTAAAGTTTTAGCTTTATTTCAAGAATATGATTTGAAGCTGCACATTAAAATATCAGATAAAAGTCCTGGTATTGATTGGCAAAGCTGGAAAGAAGTAACCACAATGAATTTATATTTAAATGAATATCATGGCTATCAAGTCGCAGCAGAAAAACCAAAGCCTATTGAAACAGAAGGAATGTATACTGATAATCAAGAGGGAATAGACGATGAAATCCCATTCTAAACCTTTACTTAGCACCCTTGAAGTAGCTGAAAACCTTTTTGGAACAAAGGAAAAAAAACATTATGAAAGAGTCCTTAAACTCATCCATCAGGGAGAAATTAAAAGTGTTAGGATCGGCGGATCCTTTTATGTCAAGAGTGCGGATCTTCGAGCATGGATTAACGGCATGGATTGGAGTTCATCCCAACAAAATCAACATCATATTGGAAGACCAGCCAATACAAATTAATGTCACCGCAGATCAATTGGACCACATTGCAATTCATTGTTTAAAAAGCGCTATGGAAATGAGAAATGAGTAAAAAAGCTTGTGTGAACTGTGGAGCTTTTTTTACCTATATTCACTCTAACAAAAAGTTTTGCACAGATACTTGCAGATGGTCATACAACGATACAAGAAAAAAACAGAACAATAAACCAATGGGGATAACGCTTCCATACATCCCAGATAAATACATTGTAAAAGAAAAAAAGGGCGCATAAAGCGCCCTAGTCATTAGAGGAAATGGTTTTTATTCTGGATAGAAACCGTCATCTGTACCTGTCATTTTGATTGGTGCTTTTAAGCTATACAAAGTATCAATGTTAGATTGATCTTCTGCTTGCTGATCTTCAGTTTCCAACCAATGTCTATAAACCTTTTTGGTTACGGCTTCATCGGCATGACCCATCCACTTAGTAATTTTAGATACATCTTCAGAGTATCTAAGAAATAACATAGAAGCATAGTAATGTCTGAACATATGCCAATTGATAGGATTAACATTAGATCTTTTAATGCTTGCTCTAAGTTCTTCACCAAATCGGCTATCAGAGATAAAATGTCCTGTCTGTGATGCCCATACATAGTCAGTAAGCTCCGATCTCTTACAAGATAGTTTGTACTCTTTAAGAAGGCTTACAAGCTCTGAAGAAAGAGGTACTGTTCTTTTATCGCCACCTTTAGTTTTAGATCTAAGATCCCCACCCTTCGTACCTTTTTTTACATATGTAGATTTGTACTCTACAGATTTACCATTGATAATTTTATATTCTTTATCAGTAACAACTCTTTTAGAAATACGAACCTTTTTGTCATCTAGGTTTAGATCGCCCCAAGTTAAGGCTCTCTGTTCACCTTGTCTTATTCCTGTGAACGCTGCAAAAGACATTGCAGTTTCCCAATAAAGATTTTTAGCACTATTAATAATCTTTAAGATTTCTTCAGAATGAATATCTTCTGGAGCAATTTCTTCCTTGCTTTTCTTTGTACCTGCAACAGCAATACATTTTTCTCTCAAAGGATTATCTAATCTGCAACCATATCCAACTGCTTCATCGAACATTAAAGTTACAGAATTATGTTTGTTCTGTGCAGTTTTGGTAGATGCACCTTGGGAGATTGAAGGGATAATGTAATCTTTGTACATGACAGTATCAACTTCACGAACCAATATATTTTTAAATTTGTGCGAACCAACTTTAATATCGAGAACTGAAACAATATCCCTAAATTTATTCTTTAGGTTTTTATTTTTACCTTGTGCTGCGAAAATTGGATCTTCAATACAATCCTTTTCAAATTTTTCCCAAAGATCAATTACTCTCCAATGACTAGCAGTAGAAAGTTTTTTATTAGATGTACGAATTAAATTATCAATAAATTCTTGAGCTTTCTGTTTTGTTGAAAACTCTGGCCTACCACCAGGGATAGATAAGTTTCTTTGATCAACTATCCATTTACCAGTAAGTCTACCTTTGCTTCTTAATGCTATTGGCTTTAAATCTGTTACTTCCATTTTATTCTCCTCCATAATATTTTGTGTCTTTATAAGACATATAATATTCTTTTGAAGAATAGTCAAGAACCTACCGCCAAATAGGTTTTACTGACAACTGGTCGTAGGTTCTGAACAACTGGTCATAGGTTCCACTAACAGTTGGTCGTAGGTTCCACGATTCTTACTGACAAAGAATGTCAGTAAAATGTCAGTAAATTGAATTGAAGCCTTATTTTGTTTGGCTCCGGCGGTAGGGATCGAACCTGTGACCTTCTCCATATATATCTTATTACACCTTATTTTAATGGATATAAAGATATCAGAAAAGAAATAAAAGTAAATAAAAAGAAGATACAGTGTCAGTAGAGTGTCAGTGTCAGTGATAAATATTTACTGACAAATCCTTAAAACTTACTGACATTTGGTCGTAGGTTCTAAAAAATATCGCAATGTCAGTAAATTGATAACCCAACATATACAAAACATAATACGCCTGTGTACGGCTAAATTTGTGACTTTAGAAGACACATTGTCATAGCATCTTTAATGCAGCTTCCAAGGTTTCATTGTTGCGTCTAGTCCAACCTTTTCCAAAAGTATTAAAGGTTGATAGGCTTTCATAAAATGCCTGACGAACATTTTTATAGTTCTCGATTGTTGTCGCTAACCCATGATGTGTTATGTACTCATCAAGTGTTCTTAATGTGTTTGGACCTATCCCACCATCAGCCACAGTACCAATCATTTTTTGTAATTTCTTTATAGCTCTTCCGGGTCCACTGTTAACCGCCCAATCAAAAACAGCTAAATCTAATCCGGAAGGTAGTTGGTAGCATTTAGCTTTAAACCAATAATTCTTTTCATAAATAGGAGCTACATCTTCTTCAGTTAAATCCTTCATATTCTTTTTACCACCCCACTCGTCATACACTCTTTTGGTCACACCAAGATTTGTTTCTCCACCAGGATCACGAGGATGATTTACATAGCCACCTTCGTGGTGCAATATTATTTCTAAACATTTTTCAAAATTACCTTCCATTATTTTTTACCTCCGAAAAATTTAGTTACTGACCGAATACCAAAAGATGCAGCTATCACTACACCAAAAGAATAAGTGTACCATGCTGGTGCTTGCTCTAATGCTTGGAATCCAGCGAATGCCATCTCTCTAGTAGTGTCGTTTATAAAACAAAGAAGGAATGGTATGGACAGGAGAATGGTAATCCATTCGTCTTTCCAGCTAGATTGAGTAGCTTTTATAGCTTCTATATCCCAATCAATTTCACCAGTTAATTGTTTTTTTTGTATCTCTGCTTTTATTTTTTGTGTTTGTACCTTGCCATCCATCCAAGAGGTAGCAAGAGAACCAACCATTTTAATTGCTGTTAATATCATTTCTTTTCGCCACCCATCCAAATGGCATAACATCCTGTAAGCATTCCTGCGCAAACTGATACTAGCCCACTTTGCTGAATAGTTGGATCTGGCAAAGCCATATACCAATGAACGCTTTGGTAGGTTAGTATCGTTACAACCAACATCATCAAGCGTGGAAATATTTTATAATTATCAATAAATGTTTGTGCCATCTTTTACTCCAAATGTAGCCACCAAGGTTTCCACCAGTTTGCAGCTTCCCAATAAGCTAATAAGATTAATAAAATGATGATAAGTATTTGCATTTTAACTTTGCTCTTGTTGTTTCTTCAGCCAAATCACAAATCCTATAAATCCAATAACAGTTAGCAACAGTATGAAAACAAATATACCTTCAATTATTTGTTGTTTTAACTTTTGCCTAGCATAAATTTTAGCTGTTCTATCCTTACGAATTTGCCCTTCAAGAGCCAATAAATCATCCCAAGCTTTAGACCCATACATAAATTTTATGTGCTGTTGAAGAGAATATCGTTGTTCTTCAAGTTGCTTTCTACTCGTAAATATTTTAACAGCTGCTTGCTCAACGCTATCACCACTTAAGAATTTCTTGTAGAAGGGAGGGTTTTTTATATTTTTTTCTGCCTCTAAAATATCTGATGATGCTTGCATCCAATTTGAAAGATCTGCTTGCATACTTTGTATATCCTTTGCAACACTAAAACCCTTTTTTAAATTTTGAAATGCAGTAGTAGCGACAGACATTACTGCCGTTATTGTTACAGGATCAAACATTTTTTAACTGCGAATAACCAGGGAAATTAATAGAAGGATTGTTGAACCAGCTGAACCAATCAAAATCATTTCGAGCCTTTTGATTGCTTTTGTGA